TGTTATCTCCTCCTGTCATTTCTAGAACGTCTTTATAGGCAGTAGTAATCCAATTGTTGCCATTTTCTTTCTGACTATATCGCTTTGATGTCCTGCCATCTCTTGACGGAACATCTATGAATTGTTCTTTTCTTGATTCAGTTGTAATTCTATTTTTTAGTTCTAACGCTTTGGATAGAGAAATTTGCCCGCGTCTGTGTTTATCTTTTATGGATTCCAGCTTTTCTTTTTGTCCCTGTGAAAGAAGAGAATAGTCTATTTTGAATTGGCGTTCCAGTTCTTTCTGCGCGGCATCGTGGTCAAGCTTGTCATAAAATTGTTTTTGTTTTGCCTGATTCAATTCTATTCTCGCCTGCTCGGCCCTGTCACGTGCGATCGCTCCGATATAGTCCTGATAATTCTGACGTGACAGATTGTCCCTGTATTGGCGTATTCTGTCAATACGTGCTTGGCCTTCACGTCCGGCTCCTGAAAGATTCATTGACGGATTGCCTCTTCGTGTTCTTACCACATTCACCAGATTGGCCAGAACACTTCCTACAGCATTGATACTCTCGGCGGCACGTAAACGTCTTTCGGCATTAATTCTGTCCTCCTCGCTTTGTAACGGGTCCCGTCCTCTCAGGGCTTCCGCAAGTTCGGTGTAAGATAATCCCTCTTGTCCTTTTTTCTTGCGATAAGAAGCCACTCCTGACAGGTATGCGGCCGGTGACAGCTGGGGATGAGCCGCATAGGCTTCTTGTGCGCTCATTTCCTGCCACGGCTTTTCTGTACCAGGAAGCTGGACGGGAAGCTTGTCCGCATTTTCCCGTTCTTGAACGGTATTGACTGTAGACACACTCGTCGCAGGTTTTTGAACAGCCACCGTGGGACGTAACGGCAACTGTTCCCGTGCGTTTTCCTCAGCTTGTCTCGCCACAGACTCATCATGGATCTGCCGCTCTTCCTCCGGATTGACAATGCCGGCAGCTTCTTTTCTTTTTTGATAATTGGTATATCTGTCCGTAACTGCCATACCTGCTATTTCTTTTTAGTGATTTGACTGGCTACAGCACCGCCTATGGGGCCACCGAAAACAGTGGCCGCAGCCGTTATACCTGTATTGAGAAGACCTCCTAATGCCGATGATTCCTGTTGGGCCTGTTGTTGTTTCACATTATTGATAGCCTCCGTATATGATCGGTTTGCATCCAGATAATTTTTCATGGCCTGATCTTTTTTGGCAGTGGCGGTTGAGGCTATTCCGGCCGTAATATTTTCAAGTGACTGGTTGGCTCCCTGCTTCTGCAAGGCAACGCTCTCATCTGTAGCACCTGTTACAGCGGCGCTTCCTGCTGTCCGTTTGTTGTTTGCCATCAGCAGTTCTCTGGCTTGACGCAGAGCCGCCTGATTCGCACTGTCCTGAAGAGGATCAGCGTAAGCCTGTTCCTGATAATAGTTCATTTCAAGATCCTTCGCCTTTTGAAGATCTTTGATTGATTCCTTATAGGCTTTATTGCCGCCTAGAACACTGGATAAAAGTCCCATAAATCGTAAATTGCACTTTATTATTTAATATCAAAAGTAATCAGTTACATTTGTATCATGTTGATATAATGCAAGACGGAAGTATATTGTATAAGGAAGGGGACAAGGTGGCTCTTGATGGAACCTCATGGAAAGGCACGGTTGTCAAAGTTGAGTCGGACGATAATATATGCGTGGAACTTGACAATGGGATTACCATGTTTGCCCGTCCGGAATTATTGCATCTTTGCACTAAGGAAAACACAAAGCCTCTTCATGATGAAAATGGTAAATTTACAATAGGACATCCAAAGGTGGGGGGAGTTAAAAAAGGATATAGGACTGTCCGTCATTATCGAAACAAGCTTATGGAGCAACTGGCTCCGTTTATTGAGAGTATGGGAGAGATAATAGAGGCTATTGATGATCCTAGTGATAAAGTGCTTGCTGTTTCCCGAATTATCAAATATGCCATGCCGTCTCTTTCGTCCGTAGACTTTAAAGAAAACGCAAAACGAGATCTTTCAGCGGAGCAGAAGATAGCCCAGCTCAATGCAAGGTACAGAAACTTGCCTGATCCGACTGCCGATGAAGAAGGAGAGGAAGGGCATGAAGACTGACAATATTGGTGTATATTTTGGAAATTGGATAACCATTGTATTACAGTTGTCATATTAATTTGTGTTATGTAATAATCGTAATACATTTAATATATGGCAGAAATAATCAATTTTAGACCGACTCCGGATGTGGCGCAGATGATAGAGAGTCAGAAAGCAAAAGGCGTCAATATCAGTCGTTGGATTAATAATCTTCTTATAGGTGCGGATAAACAGGCCGACAGCTTGAATTTGCAGATTTATACAATACCTGAAGACGGGATAAACCTGTATGACAGTACAAAGTTAGCTATTGATCAGATGATATCACTTCATTCGCTCCCATTCAGCCGGTTGAGCATATCTAGGTACAGGGAGGCCAATGATATTATAAAACAAGCAGGCATGGATTATTATCGCTTTAAAATAGACGAAGATAACTATATCTCGATAATAGCGGTGAACAGAGAAGAGGCTTCTGTGGAATTTTCCCGATATTATATGAAATCTGAAAACAAGGAATATGTCCGAACATCCGTACCACTACCCGTTTACAGGTTTGATGTAAAGAACAAGGTAGTAATCATTATAGCAAGCGAATAATGGAAATATGTAAGACAGATACAGTACGATTGCTCAGACTATTAAAAGAAGCGGCATTAATAATTGAAGACAATTGTAGAGGCATACGTTCGCTAGATAAGGCCAGACAGTTGCGACAGATGGCAAAGAAAATTCAACGGAAAAAATAATTCAAATCGATATAGAAATGAAGCAAAGTAAATTGACTCACGGCTCCCTATTTAGTGGTATTGGCGGTTTTGAATTAGGTGCCGAAATGACAGGAATTGACACTTTGTGGAATTGTGAGATAGAAAAATTTCAAGGTGAAATATTAAAAAACAAATTTCCTCATGCAGAAAGATTCACAGATATTACAAAAACAACCGGACTCCGATATGTGGACATCATTAGTGGAGGATTTCCGTGCCAAGAGGAAAACGTGAAGGTATTAAGGGAAAGCGCTCCGGGTTGTGGAGTGAGATGTACCGAATTATATGGGAAGTTAGACCTAAATACGTCATCATTGAAAATTCGCCAGCTCTCACTATTTCCGGTCTCGAACAAGTCCTATGCGACCTTTCCAAAATCAGGTATAATGCGGAATGGCAATGTATATCAAACTACGCTTTTGGATACCCACACAAAAGGGAAAGACTTTATCTTATTGCCTACTCCAACAAAATCGGATTACAAGGCGACGTTTGCAAATGTGGAAGCATTAACTCGATATTTAAACAGTGGACATCAGATACGAGTGTCGGATATACTTGCGCAAAAAGGATTCTTGAAATCCCAGCGCATAGCACTATTAGAAATGATGATGGGTTTCCCGATTGGTCACACAGAGTTGGAAGTATCGGCAATGCGGTAAATCCAACAGTGGCAAAATATTTATTTGAATGTATTAAGATTTTCGATAAACAATTAGCGTAAAACGGAACAGATATGAAACAGACAGCAGAAGAAGCGGCAAGGGGATATTCCAATGATTGCAGAAACAGGCAGCGTCATTGTGAACCGTACTGC